TACCGACCGGGAGGGAAACCCGTTCCGCCCGGTGTTCATCACAAGCATCGCTGGCGACCGGGACATTGTGTGCGGGGCTTGCTTCGGGGTCATTTACAACTGCGAGGAGGACGCATGAGTCAGGCACAGAACACCTACACGTATGCCTTCGGGAACGGCACCATGCGACAGTTCACCGCCTATGACGAGGACGGTGCCGACTTCATCGCCGCGAACACCGCCGCCCTGTACGGGTGGGGTGACTGCACCCTGATCGCCGTCTCAACTCGGAAGGAGGCAACAGCATGAGCGCCGGGTTGACGTGCCACATTTGCGGAGAGGCAGTCTTTCGGGACGAGATGGGTGTGTGGCGGGTGGCGGACGATAGCCCTTCTCTGTTCCTGTATGAGTGCAAGCCGGAGGGGTACAACCACGAGAACGGTACGCTCTTCCACGCCCCCGCCTAACCGGGGTTGTGGTACACTCTAGTTGTCAGAAGGGAGACAACATGAACAGCGAACAGGCCAACACCCTGCTCAAGCAAATCGGCGGCATGAACATCCTCGCCATCTCCGGAGGCCGCAAGCGCCTCGTAGACGGCATCCTCGTCCTGCCGGTCGGCTCCGGCTACACCGTCGAAGTCGAATACTGCGAGGGCTCCGACACCTACACCGTCCGCCGCGTCTTCACTCGCGGCGTGAAGCGTTGGGTGAAGGGTGAACTGACTTACGTGTACGCCGACGAAGTTGGAGAGATGGCCTATCAGGCGCACGCCTTCCGCTCTTACGACTTCCCCAAGGAGGAGGCTGCATGAACATTGACCAATGCGCCGAATGTGAAGGCAGCGGACTCTGGTACAACAAAGAAGGCTACCCCGACAAGCCCCGCACAATGGAATGCGAGAAATGCTGGGGCAACGGCGAAATCGCCACCGTCACCTGTTCAGCCTGTAACGCCGACACACTCATCCCCGGCGGCGCTAACGTCAGGGGCTGCACCTATGACTGCTCATGCGAACGTGTCATGCTCATTCAGGACGACGGCACGACCGTAGACCTGTATGAGCAGATGGCAGCAAACATCCAACGGGAGTATGGTGTCACCGTTGGGAAGGAGGGGTTCGGGTACATCGAACTCTGAAGGGAGGAACATGCTCAACACGATTGAGGGCGCGGTCGCGTTCGCTAATCAAGCGCACGATGGGCAAGTGGACAAGCAGGGTGTCCCGTACATCCTGCACCCGCTCCGCGTCGGCGCATCGCTGTACAAGTTCGGAACTGACTACGTGATAGCAGGAATCCTGCACGACGTAGTTGAGGACACCTTGGTCACGCTGGAAGACCTGCACATCCTGACCGCTTCAGATGCCGTGGTCGCCGCTGTCGGCTCCGTAACTAAGACTGAGAGCGAGCGCACGTGGGAAGCGTATGAGAAGTCGCTTGAGCGTGCCGTCGCTGACCCCATCGGTGGGTGGGTGAAGGCTGCTGACGTTGCTGACAACCGTGGCAGGCTTGACCTTGACCGGATGCGACCGGATGACTACTGGCGTTTGCTGGACAAGTACGGCAAGGCCCGCACCTTCTTGCAGACCCGGGGCTTCGACCCCGACGACCTCACCCCCGTGCATGAACTGGCGTGAGAAAGTGGATGCGGCGCTCGCTACGAAAGATCGCCGCGTAGTCCGCTGCCCCTCCTGCGGGGGCTGGCAATGGTCACCACGACTAGACGTTGCCGGATGTACTTACTGCACCCGACAGGGCCTACCCTAGAACCGTGGACGAGCCTGATGACCTGACAGCGGCTCACCGCCGCCTGCCGGAAGCCATCCGTGACCTCATCGGCAAAGACGAGGGGCCGGTCATGGTTACCACGTGGGCTGTCGTCTGTGAGTACATAGACGAAACCGGGGCTGCCGGGGTAGCCGCGTGGGCATCTGACGACCCGTCGTGGCGCATCTCAGGGCTCCTCACCACCGCCGGAGACATGCTCGCCGTGGATGAGTATGACGACGAGGACATAGAAGAGGACGACTGATGGAAGACGACATTTGGGACTTCCTGGGCTACGTCGAATACGACGAGGACTAGCCCCTTGCCCTTCCACCCCGGTTGCCCTACCCTGAGTGGGTAAACCCCGGAGCGGGAGGTGGTGTGTTACCGGACCTGTCGGCGGCAGCGTGCCGTGGAGCCGACCCCGGGCTCTTTGACGACACCCGCTACCCCGACGCGCTCATGGCGCTTTCGTACTGTGACCGCTGCACCGTCATCGACCTGTGCATGAATACCGTGCGCCCATCTAAGAGCGGTTTCGATGGCGTCGCCGCCGGGATAGTGTGGCGCAACGGATACAAGGTCCGCAAAGACAACTCAACACGGGGCGACAAGTTCAGAAGGAACGAATGTGAAGAATCCATTTAAGGGCGACGAGCCTTGCACACAAGTGGACCCGATCATGTTTGACATGAGCCACACCACGCTCAAGTGGGAAGTGGCGGCGCTCCGCAAAGTGTGTGGCCCGTGCCCTGTCCGTGAGGCTTGCGCTGACTATGCGATTGCCTATGGGCTGCATGGATTCTGGGGTGGTATGACAGAGACTGAACGCCGGAGACTAAAGAAATCAAGGAGAAGGGAAGCAACGAATGTCAACTAACGTGACGCTTGAGGGCAATCTTGGGGGCGATCCGGTTATCCGGTTCACTCAGACAGGCAAGTCCGTAGCCTCTTTCAGCATGGTCACCTCCAAGAAGAACCGCAACGCTGACGGCTCTTGGGGTGAGGACACAGAAGAGACGTGGTACGACGTGACCTGCTGGGACACGCTTGGCGAGAACGTCACCGAATCGCTCCGTAAGGGGCATGGCGTGATCGTGACCGGTCGGCTGTACATGGACCGGTACACCGATAAGGAGGGCAACGTTCGTCAGTCGCTGAAGGTGAACGCTTACAACGTGGGGCCGTCTCTGCGCCGCCATCGTTGGACCCGTGACGATGCGACCGTCCCGGCTGCTGCTGTGAGTGATAACCCGTGGGCTGCTGCCCCTCAGGACGACATTCCCCCGTTCTAGGGAGGAGGTGATTGGGATGATGATGATTGCTGAGGTTGACAGCAAGTGCGCTGACTGTCGCCATTTGGCTGCGGAGCATGATTCTGTGATGGGCTGCCGCCACGGTTACACGGAGCGTGGCGAGCGGTATGAGTGTGTGTGTCACACGTACACTACCTAGACCCGGGTTGTGGTAAACTGGGGGTAGTCCACAAGTAGGGAGGGAGTACCATGACCATCGCACTATCCATTATCGGAGGCTGGGCATTCATCGCTTTAGCCGTTTGGCTTCTAGCGAGGGAGAACCGATGAGGCTCACCCGACGAGGCAAGAACATCAGAGATTTCGCCTTAGCGACTCTTCTGACCATTCCGCTAGCGTTCGCTGCATCGCTAGACGCTGATGCCGCACCCCCGCCACCTGTACAAGAATCTGTACAAGAAGCGCGGGCTGTACAAGCCAAGAAACCGTCTAAGCCGTGGAAGTGCAATAACCGCGCCGCAAACATCCTGTACCGCGCCGGATTCACCGGATGGTCACACAAGATGGCGTGGGCTATCACTTACCGCGAGTCGAAGCATCAGAACCTTGGGGCCGACTCACCGTGGTTTAGTGGAGCGTATGGCATGTGGCAGATACAAGCCTCAGCACACTCCGGCAAACCGTGGTGGTCAATGTCCGCCATGATGGACCCCTACCGTCAGTCCCGAATCGTCTACAAGTACATGACCAATAAGGGCCGCTCATGGATTCCTTGGGGGCTCAACCCTGACGGGTCACTCAACACCTCTCAGTACGGCATGTGGTCGTCCTGGCAGCATGAGAACTGGATTATGGCTCCGTTCCGCACCGGCTTGTCGCTGTACCCCTGTAAGACCACACCGCCCAAGAAGGGAAACCGATGAACCGTCTCGTCGCCGCCGCCCTCGCGGCACCTATCGCGCTTGCGGCTTGCGCCGCACCTAACGCCTCCCCCACAGTCGTAAAGACTGTCACCGTCACGGAAGCACCGGACACCCCCGTGGACGAACCCCAAAGGGAAATCGTCGGTGACGATGCGACATACCTAGCGTTTCTGGCGTCGAAAGGCATACTTGCTGATTCCGACACAAGCATTGAGGTCGGCAAGCAGGTTTGTGAGGCGCTAGAGCAGGGTATCCCCGGCACCATGCTTGTCACCGTGGCAGAGGGGTCAGGCTTCACCCGCGAGCAAGGGGCGGCTATCGTCGCCGCCGCCGTTCTCGTGTACTGTCCGTGGAATGAGGACGCCGCGCTGTCGTAACCCCCGGATAGCAACGCTCACGGGTACACTTACGGCAGGGGCTTAACGCCCATGACCTTCTAACGCCGGGAGAGACATGGCACCTAGACCTGACCTCACGGAACTGGGGTCCACCGGTCTACGCCGCTCATCCGGCTACGTCTACGAAGAGTTCCTAACGCAACTCCGGGGCCGTCTAGGCGCTAAGACGTACCGTGAGATGGCGGACAACGATCCCGTCATCGGTTCTTTCCTGTATGCGATTGAGAAGATCGTCACCCGCCTTGAGTGGCGCGTAGACCCCTACTCTGAGATTGGCTCCACGGACGAGCCCGACGACACAGACGTAGAGGTTGCCCGGTTCGTAGAAGAGTGCCTGAATGACATGAGCGAGTCGTGGGATTCCACGCTCGCGTCGATTCTGTCTTTCATCGTGTTCGGGTGGTCGTGGCACGAAATCGTGTACAAGATGCGCGGTGGCCCTGACGCCACGGACGCTAAGCGTCGCTCCAAGTATTCGGACGGCAAGGTGGGCTGGCGCAAGTGGCCTATCCGCGCTCAAGAGACGTGGATGAAGTGGGAGTTTGACGAGGACGGCGGCATTCAGGCGTACACACAGTACGACCCGTCCGGTGGCGGTATGCACACGATTCCGATTGAGAAGAGTCTGCTGTTCCGCACGACTACTCAGAAGAATAACCCTGAGGGCCGTTCCCTTCTCCGCAACGCTTACCGCTCTTGGTACTTTAAGCGCCGCATCGAAGAGATTGAGGCTATCGGTATTGAGCGTGACCTGGCGGGTCTTCCGGTGGCGCATGTTCCGCCGGAGTTCCTGTCGGCGTCGGCTACGGCGGAGCAGTCAAGCGTCCTGAACGCGGTCAAGGAAATCGTCACCTCCATTAAGCGGAACGAGAATGAGGGCGTCATCTTCCCCGTCGTCTATGACGAGTCGGGGCATGAGATGTTTAAGTTGTCGCTGCTGTCGTCGGGTGGTTCCCGTCAGTTCGACACAGACAAGATCATCACCCGCTATGACAACCGTATCGCTACCACGGTTGTGTCTGACTTCATTCTGCTTGGGCAGGACCGTGTTGGTTCGTTCGCGCTTGGCGCAACGAAGATGGACTTGTGGACGATGGCTGTCGATAGCCTGTGCAAGACCATTGCCGACACGATTAACACTCATGCGATCCCTCGCCTGTTGCGTCTTAACGGCATGGACACGGCCCGCTGCCCGTCGCTTGCCTATTCTGAGGTGTCGCATGTTGACCTCATGGAGGTTGCGGACTTCGTGTCCAAGATGACTCAGGCCGGTGTGCTTGTGCCTGACCCGGCGCTTGAGGATCACCTACGTGACCTTGCCGGTTTGCCTCCGGCTACGCACAATGCCGGTGAGGCCGGGGCTGACGGTATGAGCGAGGACGATCAGAAGGCGCTGCTTGCGTTGCCTCCGGCTCAGCGGATGCTTGCTGAGCGCACGGGTATCGTGCCTAATCCTCCGGCGTTCCCGGGCGGGTCGGCCCCGTTCGGCGGCGGCAAGATTCCCGCTGAGGACGAGAAGGCTCCGCCTCCGGCTGACGACGAGGAGTAGTCGTGGGCTTGGTTATCGGGGGACGCCGGTACGGCGGCGCTCCACCCGCCACGCCGCTCTCACCGCTTGAGAAGACCTTAGTGGATCGTCTCGCTGCCACGATGCGATCAGTCAGTAGGGGCGTCTCTGTTGCTGATGTTGAGGCTGCTATTCGGTCGCTTGACCCGGATGCCCTTAACAGGGTTCTGGCGCAGGTCACTATCACCGGTAGCGGGCGGCGTTTGGATGACGTGCTTCGGGGCGTGTTCCTTGAGTACGGTGATCGGGAGATTCGCCGTATCATTCGGGCCGATCCGGCTACGGCACGGGCTCAGGTCATGGACATTGGGGTGCGGCTTCCTTCGGGCATTGTGGTGCCGTCTGATCTTGCCCCGGTGGATGTGTCGGGTATGCAGTTGTCGCCGTTTCAGCAGATGAATCTTCAGTTCATTGACCCGCGTGCCGTGGACTATGCGCGTCTTCGGGCTGCTGATCTTGTGACAAGCATTGACGACGCTAACAGGCTTGCTATTCGTTACATCATCACGGATTCTATTTCGGCGGGCCGTACTGCTTTGGAGACGGCTGAGATGCTTGAGCGCATCATCGGTCTGCATCCCCGTTGGGCTAAGGCGGTGGTGAACTTCGATAGGAACACGTATCAGTCGCTGCTGTCGCAGGGCGTGAAGGCTCCGGCGGCTAGGGCGCAGACTGACACGCTTGCTAAGCGGTATCGGGATACGCTGATTCGTCGTCGTGCTGAGATGATTGCCCGTACTGAGATTCAGACGGCGCAGAACATGGCGCGTCAGTCGGCTTGGGATGCGGGTGCCCGCACCGGCTATGTGGACCCGGCTTCTACTAAGCGTTGGATGGTTGCGCCGTCTGGTTCTCGTCGTGGCGCTCCGTGTGATGTGTGTGCTGGGCTTAATAAGATGGAGGTGCAATGGAATCAGGCGTTCCCGTCCGGTCATGTGATGCCTCCGGCGCATCCGCATTGCCGGTGTACGGCTGTGCTGATTCCGCCGTCGCGTGGGCTGACTAATCT